CTCTTGCTTGATCTTCTCTCCACTTCTTAGCACGAGCATAACCAGAAGCACTTATTTTCTCATCAACATGTTCTACTTCTTCATTTTTCTTTTTCTCTTTCTTTTCCCTATCACTAATCTTACCATCTACATCACTTTTTTCATACCACTTACCGTCTCCATCATCATCTTGCCAACGCTTTTTGGAGTCTTTCTTTTTTTGACCTTCAATTACCTGCTTCAAGGCTTCGGTCATATCAGGGAGTTCGTTAAGATTCATTTTACTTTGCTACCTTGTCTTTTTTATTTATCTTCCTAATGAATTCGCCAGGTGTAATCCTTCTTACATAATCAGTAAGACTATCAGTACCAAATTCACGAGTGGATGGTTTAGACCATTGGGTCTCATCAAAATCTGCTTCTACAAGATCCTTTAACCAAGTACGAAACACATTATCATTCTCATCAATAGAGATCAAATAATTACTACCTCTACTAACAACTTTAGTTATGATACCAGTATTAAGATTCTCTATAAAGCAACCAATCTGAAACAAACCTTCAGAATAATATGCTTCACGCAATCCTTTTGGATCTAACTTGGGAGCAATCTCCCATAGATTATAAGATGCATCACCAAAATCTTCAACACATTCTTCAACATTCATTGCTCCACGCAATGTATTAAAAAGTGTTTCACAATCTTTTTTAGACATCGACTTAGGACATCCTTTGGCAAAAGAATCATAATCACCCTCGGCAGCTGCCTTTCTTTGTTTAGATGCAGACATACCTTGTACACCTTCACCGTCAGGATCCCTATCACCAGCAGATACTACCTGTATATCATCAAAAGAATAAAGTTTACCATTATACTTTGTTGCTAATGAATTAAACTCACTAACTCTATCACCACCAACAACAAGATTAACAGAAGTATATCCTTCTTGATCTAATGTAGTAAGAACATCAAAGATAGTTTTCATATCTTCATTATTCTGAATAGCATTAGAATGATCTGGATATGCTTTCTTCATAAAATTAATCTTAGTTCCTGGATCAAGAGGATTCTTCTTATCATCCTGTGATCTACTAGGATAAATTCTATACTCTCCACCTGATGACTTAGACTGTCTTGATACTTTGTTTATTAAAGCTTCATGACCAGTAGTAGGTGGATTAAATCTTCCAAATGTAATAGATATTGAACCTTGATCGACCTGACCTTCGCCGCCTCCAGTTTCTTCTCCTCCATTTACTTGATCTCCTCCCGCAAGTTCTTTACCAGTAAGCTTAACTAACTTACCGTCCTTACTCATATGAGTAACATTACCTCTTACATCTGCATATTTTCCATATCCAACATGTGAGAGTTGTAATTTCTCTGCTTCTTGTGATGCAAAAGATCTTTGAGCTTCTGATAGGAAAGCACTAAACTTTTTCATGCGTCCAATTTTTATCTAAATTAAAGTTTGCTTTACTAAAGGTGAGTCTATCTACGATTTTATATGGATTATCAGAAACAATAACATATCCTTCATGCTCTGAAGGTTCACCGTTGATGTAACATTTTACACCATCATTAACAACAATCGCATCGAGTAGACGATGTTTCAGTTGTGAAATTAAATGCCATGACTTAAAAGTATGTACATTAACTTCTCCCTTATATTTAGCATCCAATTGTGCATACATTTCTTGAGGGTGCGGAACATACCCTTCTCTCACAAATGAATTGATATGTTTAGATATTTCTATTTGTTGTGAAGGTACTTTTGATAGTACAACACTAGGTAAAATTGATAAAAGTTCTGTCCATTTTAATGGTGGAATTACTTCTGCATTATTAGTGTCTACCATATAACACTCATCAGATGAAGGAAGTTTTACTCCCATCTTTGCTTCCGCAGTAGGACTTAACTCTGTGTACTGTGTATGAGGTGCTACAATAATCTTACTGTATACTGGTTCACTAAATCTATACTCAATAGTATTTGGTTGATATATTTGACCTCCTCCTACACCAATCCAATCTGCTTGATAGATACCATTTGCTCTAGGAAGATGACGGTAACATAACCTAAGTATATCTGCAACAGCACCCTTATGATTCTTATCAATATCTTCTGGACACCTGTTAATCTTTGGTCTTTTCTTATTAAATACTGACTTAGTACCAACAAAGAATGATCCGTTGGTCATACCAAATACGATAGCAGGAGCACCATCCCACTTCACAGATAATGTTTTTGTTTTAATTAATTCTCTTACAGCACGTAAAGCATTTCTACGACCAGAAATAATAGAATCTTCTGGGTGTTCTAAGTGCTTGTTTGGCATGGGCATTCTTGAATACCCTTATATTATACTCGATTACCTGTGTTTATAGGGATATAATAGGACACTTCCTTTGGTGGCACATTATTCCAATGCCTGACTACCCCCGAAATAATAAAACAATTAGTGATGAGATAACTAAAAAAGATAATAGATCTAACAAAGAGTACATAATTATCATACCCCTCGGTCTTCTCATCAGAGAAGCTACCCAACGCATACTTCCATATCCTCCATGCTCTCTTCATTTCTTTTTAAAGACACCAAGTTTAGATAGTATCCACATTGTAACTATTGTCCAACCTATAATATACCACATAATTAATCGTGTTTTGTTTTGGGGGTATGCCCATGAGCAATCCCTAGTTCATGTAACTTTGCATGTTCATCTATTGGATCTCTTACACCTTCTGCACCAGGTCCAAAGGTGAGATAAATTCCCCATCCAAATAAGAATAAAAGAAGACCAACTATAATGTAAACTAAAATCATATTCTTGGTATGTAACTTTTTGCTTGTTGTACTAATGGTATTACATCACTCTCTACTTTCTCTATGATGTCATCAATAACGTTAACATCGATGTCCATAAATGGAGGAACGATGCCTAGTATACGAAGTAAACCATCAACAAACAAAGCAAGAGCAGTGAATCCTAGTATCATACTAATGATAGTTGCATCTCTATTATGTTTAGCCATAGATGCTTCATCTATTGCTCTTGCTTCATCAACTGCTGCCTTTATTAAAGAATCAACTTGTTCTTTAGTATAAGTTAACTGAGGAATAATTTGACGGATCTTCTCTTCTGTCATTAGTAATATATTTTATTATCAAATCTATATCCTTGATCTATCTCTACAATAACAGCATCCATTATACGATTAAATGAACGTGACATCTGACGATATCCAGATCCGACATACAGTTGACCAGCGAATACTGATACAGTTGCTGCACCCCAGAAGAGATAATAAAATCTAGACTTGACTTGTGCTCTTACCTTTTCACGTTTACTAGTCATAATATTAATTAACTTAAGATCAGTATATCACTATACCTAACTTAAGTCAAGAGTATTTATTAGTATAACTTACCAAATGGACCAAAACGTTTTCCTTTCTTGGCAGCAAGAAATACCATGTCAGTCATAAACTCCCTTCTCTTAGGTTTCTTCATATCAACAAGAATCTCTAAAAACTTCATTTGCATACATTTACTATGTGCAACATGAGGTTCTGTGACATACACCTTCATCATATTTTCAAAGAAAGTTGATTCATTAGTAACATTTGTTGTAATCTTTGCTGTCTTAAGCTTAGTAAATAATTTTTTATACTCATCAGATTTCTCTTCAAACTTAGTACCTGTTGATGGATATTCCTGATGCTTATTAATAAATTCTTTCTTATTATCCTTAATTAATTTGACAACCATATCAACTGGTGCCTTTCCTACACGAGCAGACTTAGAACCTTCCTCAGTTGGTTCCCATTTTAAATTAGAAGTGCTCTTAGAATCATTAGCTTTAATCTGGAAATCATATTTAACACCTGTACCACCAACAACTACCCTAGTATCTTGAGTATTAAAAGTATCATCTGGTTTTAAACTTAAGTCAATTTTTTGATCTAAAATATCCCAGTTATAATCATCCTCTAATGCATCATCACGTACATTATATTCCTCATACTTAGCAATAGCACTCGATGTTTTCTTCAAAGATATACCAACAACCAATCTGTCTGTAAAAAGTTTACGCAATACTGCATTCAATTCAAGTATCGTTTGTGATCCATTACCATCAACAGTTTTATTAATAGTATCTTCAACACTTTTCTGATTTTGTATACACCATATGTCAGCAGGGTTCCAAGTATCTTTCTTACTGACACCAAACTTACTCTTTACTATGTCTGAAATATATCCCATAAAACCTTCATCTCTGTTGAAGATTTTAAATTTAACATTACTAAATTCCTTTAACATTCTTGCCTGTTGAGCATAGAATACCTTTAACCATTCCTCTTCTACATTAGGATAGATTGCTTCTAACTCTTTATACTTTGGATCTAATTTTATATCAGTCCACTTGCTATATGAATATGAATCTTTAATAGCACGATGCATTATCCATGCTGATGCTCTCTCTTGCATAGCAGTTGTCTTAGCATCTGCTGCCTTAGCACTCTTCTTATGACTTGCTACAAATCTAACTTTAGTAGTTCCAAACATAAAATCTAATGCTGCCTTACCACTTACTACCTTAACACCTTCGTGATCTGGATCAAACTTTTCAATATTACTTTCTATCTTATCTAAATTACCTTCACCAAGTTTAATCTGCCACATCCCACGACCAGACCACAAACTGTCAGCAAAAAAATAATCCTTTTCAGGAAGACTCTTTGTAACTTTATTAAACGCTGTTACAATCTTAAGGGATCTTGCCTTACTCTGTGTATCTGAGTAAGGCATATTAAACATTTTTTT